AAAACGGAGTAGAAATATTTGAGGGAGATATAGTAAAAAACACACATACAGGTTCTGTTGGTAGAGTTCATTGGTGTGTACACAATACAGGATTTTTTTACTATGTTGAAAAAGATAAAAAAGATTATACAGTTTTTAGAGCAAAATATAATCTTGAAGTAATAGGAAACATATACGAAAATAAGGAGTTAATACAAAATGAAATATAAATGCGATTACGATTTAATTAAAGGACACGATACAGACAGCGGTTATGATTTAAAAACAAAGTATACTTTTAAGCTATTGCCTAACGAAACGAAACTAATACCAACTAGCTTATTTTTGGAACTTGACAAAAACATTGAAGCACAAGTTAGACCTAAGTCAAGCATTAGTGCAAAAGGTATTCTAGTACATTTTGGCACAGTTGATAGTGATTATAGAGGAGAAGTACAAGTCGTAATGCAAAATTTGAACCAACACGGAGTAGAGTTTGAAGCAGGACAGAAGATAGCACAGATTGTATTTAATGAAAAAACAGAGGTAGTTTTGGAGCAAACAAACAACATAGAAAATAATACACAACGAGGAATAGGCGGCTTTGGTAGTACAGGAGCATTTTAGTTATGAGTAATCCATATAAGAATTTAGCATCAGCTATTGTACTACAAGCAATAGACGACACGATAAGAGCAATACAGGGAAGAAATCCAAGAGGTTATTCTTTTAATGGTAAAAATCACGAAGATATAATTCAAGAAAATTACAAATTTTTTAGATCAACTTGGTTTACTTGCTTGACTGATGTTGATGGTAAAAAACTTGTAGAAACTTTTGAAAGTAAGAGGGAGTTTATAAAGCAAAATAAATTTAATAAAATTTATAAGTTTTTGGAGGAATAAATGGAAGATATTAAGCAAGAACTCAAAGAAATTAAATATCTAGATTTTAAAATTAATTCAAGCATAGAAGAACTTGAAAGACTCAAATTTTATCAAGATTTATTAAAAGGCATTGATTATAGAATGGATAAGGTTCAAAATTCTAATACAAGCGATATGTCTGATGCAATAATAAAAATTGTGGACTTAGAAGAAAGTATCAAAAAAAATATAAGTATTTTAGTCGAAAAGAAAAAAATATTAAAATCTAAGATTGACAAGCTGGAGCCTACAATGTATCAGATATTGTATTTAAGATATTTTAAATATTATCAATGGTCAGTTATAGCTGCAGAATTATTTTATTGTGAAGGCTATATTAAAAAACTTCATGGCATAGCTTTGGAAATTTTAAGAAAAGAAGTTACAAAAAGTTACTAAATGTTACGAAATATTACTTCTTGACATGATATAATGATAATGTGAAATTAGTGCATTGAGCACCTACTTTTAATAATATATTTTTAAGCAGGAACGGATATAAAATTATATCCGTTTTTGTATTATTAGGAAGTGTCAATGTGGAAAGGAGCTGATGATATGGAAAAATTATCTATTAAACAAAAGCGATTTGCTGATGAGTATATCATCAGTGGAAATGCGACACAAAGTGCAATTATAGCTGGATATAGTAAAAAATATGCTGCAACAAATACAGACAAGTTACTAAAAAATACTAATATTAAAAATTATATAGATGAACGTCTAAAAGAGTTAGAAGATAAGGCAATCGCAAAACAAGAAGAAGTGTTGCAATATCTAACCTCTGTAATGAGGGGAGAACACGAAGAAGAAGTTTTGTATGGTATTGGTGAAGGTGTTCAAAGTACAAGACATGTAGAAGTAGGAGCAAAAGACAGAATAAAAGCTGCAGAACTGCTTGGTAAGAGATACGGAACTTGGACTGATAAAGTAGATGCTAATATAAATTTACCTACAATAATTTCAGGAAGTGAAAAACTTGAAGACTAATGAAATATTTTTACCTGATATAGTTGGTAGAGGTTATGGCACTTATTGGAACTATAAGGGACGTTATAGAGTTTGTAAAGGTTCAAGAGCGAGTAAGAAGTCAACTACTACTGCTATGAACTTAATTTATAGAATTATGGAATATCCAGAGAGTAATGCTCTTGTTGTTCGTAAAACTTATAGAACATTACTTGATAGTTGCTTTGCTCAGCTTAAATGGGCAGTAAATAGATTAGGTGTTAAAGAATATTTTGATTTTAAATTAAGCCCTTTAGAAATCATTTATAAACCAACAGGACAGAAAATTTTATTCAGAGGTTTAGATGATCCTTTAAAAGTTACATCAGTTACTGTTGATGTTGGTAGTCTATGTTTTCTGTGGATAGAAGAAGCCTATGAGATAATGAGTGAGAGCGACTTTGATATGCTTGACGAGTCCATAAGAGGAGAAGTACCAAAAGGACACTTCAAACAAATAACTCTTACCTTCAACCCGTGGAACGAAAGACACTGGATCAAGGGAAGATTTTTTGATAAAGCAGATAAAGACGTTTTAGCAATTACAACGAATTATACTTGTAATGAGTGGTTAGATAGGTCAGACTTGAATGTTTTTGAAAGAATGAAAGAAAATAACCCAAGACGTTATCAAGTCGCTGGACTTGGTAATTGGGGTATAGTTGACGGCTTAATTTATGAAAACTTTGAGGAAAGACAATTCACTTTAGAAGAAATAAAAGATTATAAAACAGTGGCAGGGTTGGACTTTGGATATACAAACGACCCAACCGCTTTTTTTATTGGTTTTTTGGATAAAAAAGATAGTATTTTATACGTTTGGGATGAAATGTATAGCAAAGGTCTTTCAAATAAAAAAATCTATGAAAATATTAAAAATATGGGCTACTCTAAAGAAAAGATTACAGGAGATAGTGCAGAGCCTAAAAGTATAGATGAATTAAAAGGTTACGGACTTAGAATTAAAGGTGCTAAAAAAGGCAAAGACAGTATATTAAATGGCATACAGTGGATTCAGGATTTAAAAATAATCATACATCCACGTTGTAATAATTTTCTAACAGAGATTAGCAACTATCAATGGGATAAAGACAAGTTTGGAAAAGCTTTAAATAGACCTATTGACGACTTTAACCACTTACTAGATGCTATGAGATATGCTTTAGAGGATGACATACAATCTAAGACAATTAAAGCTGTAAATAGAAATATTTTAGGTTTATAGGAGGAATTAATGATAAAACGAAGTGAAGATATAATTTTTAATGAAGATAAGAGTATTAACGAAAAAGCTCTTATTTCTTGTTTAAAAGAACATAAAGAATCTATTGCTAGGTTTACTACACTTAAAGACTTATACGACGGAAAACATGCAATTTTAGAACGTAGCAAGACACAAACAGACTTAGCTAACAATAAATTAATGATTAATCATGCAGAGTACATAACAGACTTTGCAACTGCTTACTTCATGGGAAATCCAATCAAATATACTTTCCCTGAAGAAGAAGTGAGGACGGACGATGATTCACTATTACAAGCTTTTAGAAAAGCTAATATAACTCAAGTTGATACAGAACTTGCAAGAGATTTATCAATCTTTGGAATAGGTATTGAGTATGTATATCAAGACAAAGAAGGAAATACAAAATCAACTAATCTTGACCCGAGAACAGCTTTTATAGTTGTGGATGATACAGTTGAAGAAAATACTTTAATTGGTGTTCATAGAATTAAGAAAAGAAACGAAAACAACGAAGAAATAGGCGAAATTTTAAAGGTAATAACAGATGACACTGTTTATACTTATGAGTTTAAAAACGATAAATTAAGCCTAATTAACGAGGAATTAAACGTATTTAACGAAGTACCAATGATTGAATATTGGAATAAGGTTAATCAAAAAGGAGACTTTGAAAGTGTAATAAGTTTGATTAATGCTTATAACTTATTACAGTCAGATAGAGTAAATGACAAAGAGCAATACGTCGATTCATTACTTGTACTTTATGGAACATTAGCAGGAGACAACTCAGAAGAGAAACTAAAAACTGCTAGAGAATTAAAGAGACTAGGCTTACTTGAATTATCTGAAGGAGACAAAGTAGAATATCTCTCAAAGACTTTCCACGAAGCAGATGTTGAACTTTTAAAGAAATCTATCATTGAAGATATTCACAAAATTAGTAAGGTTCCAAACTTAACAGATGAAAACTTTGCAGGTAACTCCTCAGGGGTTGCTATGAAATATAAGTTACTTGGACTTGAACAGTTGGCACAAACTAAAGAAGAATATTACAGAATTGGACTAAAAGAAAGAATAAAGTTATATGCTAATATTTTAAATATTAAGATGATTAGAACTGATATTGATAATATAGAGATGACTTTTATAAGGTCTTTACCTGTTAATGAATTGGAAATTGCTCAATTAATAACTTATCTAAACAATGTTGTTTCTCAAAAAACTCTACTTACTCTACTTCCTTTTGTTGAAAATGTGGATAACGAGATTGAAAGAGTTGAAGAACAAAAACAAAATAGCATTAAATTAGCTCAACAGTCTTTTGGAGGTTATGAAATAGGTCAAGAAGATGAAGAGTAGTAGTTACTTTGAAGAACGTTCAGAACTTAGAATGAAAAAAATGCACGATAAAGCTACTAAATGTATGACTAAGGTTAATAAAGCTTATGATGATAGCTTGGAACGTTTAAAAAAAGAAATAGACCATATAATGAGTGATTATAGCCCTACTGAAAAGATAGACTATGACAAGTACAAAGAGTTATTACAAATTTATAATACCACAAAAGACACAAGAGTTAAGGCAGAAGCAAAAAGGCTTATAAAAGAGAATTCCGCTTCATATAGAATTCAAAGAAAAGAAGCTTTATCAAAAGCTATTGAAATAGAAAAACTAAAGCAAGTAGACACTCAGTTGAACTTAGGGGGCAAACATTTAAAAAATGTTTATTCCTCTGTTTTGAGTGATTTAGGCGGTGCTAGAGTTAGTGAAAAATATTTAGATGAAGTTCTTAATCATAATTGGGCTGGATCTAATTTTTCAAAAAGAGTTTGGCATAATCAAGATGTTTTAGCAAAGAGTTTAGAATCTAACTTGCTACAATCTTTTGCAAGTGGTAAATCTAATAAGCAAATAGCTGATGAGTTAGAATATCATACCAACTTGGGAAGATATGCAGCAAATAGACTTATAAGGACTGAAACATCCTATATGGTAAATAGCGCAGACTTAGAAAGTTCTAAGCAAAGAGGAATAAAAGCAAAGAAATTTCAAGCTAATTTAGATAAAAGAACATCAAAGATATGTAGAGAACATAATCAAAAAGTTATCTTAATAGATGATATAAAAATCGGTGAAAATGCTCCACCTCTTCATCCATTCTGTAGGTCGTTTTTAAGTGATGTATTGGAAGGTTGGGACTATGAAACTGAAGAAGAATTACAAGCTTTAGTAAGTAATGATGAAGTAGAAACAGAAGAAGTTAAATATACGGAAGAACAAATAGATAATGCACTAAGACATTATGTATCAGGCAACGGAATGTGGATTAATCAATACTTAAGAGACCCAAGTAATTTTGATAAGCTAACTTTAGAAGAAAAAGAATATCTAGATATCTTAGATTACGCTTTAAAAAATGATATTTCAGAAACTGTTTTATATCGTTCTGTAGATGCTAAAGCTATTTTTGGAGATATTTCTTATAATGATTTCGAGTTATTAAAGCATCACTTAGGATATGATTTACCAAATGAAAGGGCATTAGAATTAATAAATAGTGCTATGGGCAAAGAAATTGTTGAAAAAGGCTTTATGAGTACTACAACAGTTAAAGATATAGCTTTTTATTGGAGAGATTTTAGCGGTAGTGATAAACCAATTGTTATAGAATTTAAAGTTCCTAAAGGAACAAAAGGAAAAAATCTACATTTCCTAGATTTTGAAAGTGATCCACAGAGAGAGGTTTTATTAGCTAGGAATACAAAATATAAAATTAACGAAATAGGTTGGGGTGGAAACGGGCAAATTCATGTTAAAGCTGAGATAATAAATAGTGACAAATCTATTCAAAAAGGGTATAATATAAATGATAAAGTAGAATTACCTACTACACTATCAAAGTTTAAAGAATATGGGGACACTTGGGAAAAATCAATAGTAAGTAAAAAATTAACAGTTAATCAAATTGAACTAATAGGAAATAAAATGTCTGAAGTAATAAAAAATAGTGAGTATGCTATTCGTGTTGATACTGAAATTTTCGATAAAATTTTAGATGACGGACGTTTTAAAAATCAATTTGAAACAAAAACGAGTGGCGGAGCTTTAAACTTTGATTATAGAAAAAAGGCAACAAAACAATTATTTGGCAAAGGTGCTATTAAAGATGTTAAAGATTATGAAAAGTATGGTTACTTAACTACTAATGATTTTATCGAAGAATATCATAATTCTAACGTATCTCAATACGGAAATTGTATAGTTCATTTTGATAAAAAGTATTTAAAAAATAAAGTAACTTATACATTAGATGATAGTTTAGGGCAAGCTTTAAATAAAGTTACAGTTGCAGGTGATATTGAAAATCCTAGAGCAAATGGAATTAATAAAAATCGATTTGATTACTGGGCTAATTGGTTCAAAGAAAGAAAGAATAAAAATCTTACAATAGATGATTTTATGCAAGATAGTAGAATTCATTATATTGAGTTACAATATCACGGAGAATTAAAACCTGATTTTATAAAAGAAGTTTGTTTTACTGGAAAAGATACAGAAGTTCCTAGTAGTTTAGTAAAAAGGCTAAAATCAAAAGGAATAAAGGTATTTAAGATAGAGGGAGAGTGGGACTATGAAAAACTTATTGAACTTTAAAAAAATATTAGGATATTATCGTTCGGGAGCGGTTGCATTCTTGCTTGACGATGGAAGATATGCAATGACTAATGTAAATTATTATTCTAAAGCTTCAGGTGGTAGGGTTGAAGTATCAACTGAAAGTTTAAGATTTTTAAGAGGAAAAGAGATTACAAATAATATTCCTGATGATTATGAAGATAAAATTAAAGAAATTTTGAATAATTCAAAAACTAAAATTAGGGTTTTAATGGATTAACAACTAAATAACTAAACCACAAAGACACTGTAAAAGGTGTCTTTTTTATTGTCAACAAGGAATTTCGCTACCTTATGACAAGACCTGAGTAAGTCTTTAAACTGCTTTTTTATTATGCTTGGAGGTGCAATTATGGAAGATAACAACAATAATAATTCAAGCTTTTCTATTTTTTTAGGAATGTTAACAATTTTATTTATAGGTCTTAAATTAACTGGCTTTATTAGTTGGAGTTGGTTTTGGGTGTTAAGTCCTATAATTTTACCAATTATTGTAGTATTCATTATTTTTCTAATAATGTTATTAATAATTATTAAAAAATAGCCTTTTTTACTTGTTATTAGGCTTTAAAGAGATAACAAAGGCAAAAGAACCAACTTTTTAAATGGGAAGGAGAAAAACAAATGGAAGAAAATAACGTACAAGATGTGGAAGTTCAAGAGACAGTAACTGAAACAGAAGCAGAAAAAGAGCAAGAGCAAGAGAAAAAATTCACTCAAGATGAATTAAACTCAATCATTGCAAAAGAAAAAAGTAAATGGGAAAAGAAAGCTGAAAGCGATAAGGAAGAGGCAAAGAAACTTGCTAGAATGAATGCTGAAGAAAAAGCAAAATACGAACTAGAAAAAGCAAATGAAACTCTAGCAAAGAGAGAAGCGGAAATCACAAAAAGAGAGCTTACTGCAGAAGCTAAATCAATTCTAAGTGAAAGAGGCTTATCAATGGAACTACACTCACTACTTAACTATGAATCAGCAGAAACAGTACAAGAGAGTATCAAAGTTTTAGAAAGTGCGATACAAAAAGCTACTGAAAAGGCAGTAGAAGAAAGATTGAAAGGTAACATACCTAAAAAAGAAGTGTTACCACAAACAAAAATCACAGGTTTTGATAAAGTAAATGAAAAATACAAAAAATAAGGAGAGAAAATATGGCAATTAAAACTTACTCAAAAGAATATGGAGAAACTTTAAAAAATGTTTTTGCAGTTAAACAACACTTTTTAAGAACGTTCGGAGGAACATTACAAGTAAAAGACGGGATTACAAATTCCGATAATTTTTTAGAATTAAAAGTATCTGAAACAGATGTAACAGTTCAAGAATATTCAACTGATGCTAATACTGGTTTTGGAACAGGAACAGGAAAGACTTCAAGATTTGGAACAAGAAAAGAAATCAAATCAATAAATAAGCAAGTACCTTTTGAATCTGCTCTTGCAATTCACGAAGGTGTGGACAATGTAACAGTAAATGATAATGCTGAACAAATAATTGAAGAAAGAGGCGGACTTCATGCTGAAGCTTGGGTTGAAAAATTAAACGGATTGTTAGGTAAGGCTCTTTCAGATAATGCAGGTGCAACTGAAAACGTACAATTAACTGAAGAAGGAGTTTCAGCTTTATTTAACAAAGTTCATAAAGCTTTTGTTGACAATAAAGTATCTAAGGACATTGCTTGGGTAGCTTATGTTAAACCTGAAATTTATAATATTATAGTTGACCATAAACTTGCAACAACTGCTAAAGGTTCATCTGTTAATATTGACAAAGAAGAAGTTAAAATGTTTAAAGGCTTTGTTATTGAAGAATTACCATCAGCATTATTCCAAACAACAGAATGCATATATTTTGCTGCAGATAATGTAGGAGTTGCTGGAGTAGGTATAGAAATTTATAGACTTATAGATTCAGAAGATTTTGCAGGAGTAGCAATTCAATCATTAGCTAAATATGGTAAATACATTCCTGAAAAGAATAAAAAAGCTATAGTTAAAGCTAAAATAGCAGGTTAGGAGGGTAATTTATGAAAATTAAAGTTTTAAGTCCTTTTTATGATTTAGAAGAAGAAGTTGACAGAATGGCAGGAGATGAATTTGAAGTAACTCCAAAAAGATATGCAAAACTAAAAAAGAATTTATTACCGGGATATTTCGAAAAAATTGAAGAAGTTGATGGAACACCTTCAGGAGATGAAACAGGAACGGAAACAGAATAGGAGGTAATCCTATTATGGAAAAATACAAGAAATATTTAAGTACAGATGATGAGTTAGCTAGCTTATATATTGAGTTAGCTACTCAAGCTGTTTTAGACTATACGAATAGACTTAAACTATTAGAGGCTATGAAACCTCTTATTTTTGAACTTGCTAAACACTATCTCAATGAAGAAAAAAGAAACGGAGTATCTTCAAGGAGTGAAGGTGCTATCTCTGTTAGCTATACTGATACAAGTACAACAGACGGAATACCTGCTTTTATTAGATCACGTTTAAATAAATATAAACTATTACATGTAGTTAATCATAAGGACAAATAAAATGGAAGTTACAAATGTTAAGACTTACAAATATGCTCCACATCTTATAGTTGAGGATGAAGAAGCTAATAAAACTATAAAATATGGAGAACTAAAAGAAATAAAAGCTTATATCTACCCTTCAGGTGGACAAGTACAAGCTCAAAAGTGGGGAAGTGAACTGCATTATATCTTTAATTTACTTACTAACGAAGATAAGTTGAAAGAAAAAGACGGAATATGTTTTAATTCTGATACTGTAAATTATGAAGTAGTAAGTATCTTACCTTATTCAGAACATTTTCAAATAGAGATTAAAAAGCTATGAAAATAGAAGGCTTAGACAGACTTTACAGAAAAATTGCTCGATTACACAATATAGATATTAAGCCAATTATTGAAGATGCTACTATAAGAATAAGAGATGAGGCAAAAATGAGAGTTCCCGTTGATACTGGAGAGCTACAAAACAGTATAGATTATAATGTGGATATATCAGCTAAAGGCTTTACTGGTAAAGTTTTTACTAATAAAGAACACGGATTATATGTTGAACTTGGAACGGGTCCAAAAGGAGAAGCAAGCCATATTGGAATAAGCCCTGAAATTAAACCAATTTATAGTCCTAGTGGTTGGGTTTATTATGATACAGATAAGCAAAAATTTATCTTTACGAATGGACAACCTGCAAGACCTTTTATGTATCCAGCATTACACGACAATAGAGAAAAAATAAGCAAGTTTATACAAGAAAAAGTACAAAGAAAGATAGAGGAGGCTTCAAAATGATAAATTTTAAGCCAGAGATAGTAAGAATTTTAAAGAAAGTAAATACAAATGTTGTGGAGTCTTTTCCAAATAATTGGAGTAAGTTTCCTATACTTGTTTACGAAGAAGAGAACAATACACCCTACACAATAGCCATAGAGGGCGAATGCTTAACACTTTTAAGGTATAGAATAGAAATATACTCAAATAGTAGTACAAGTGAAATTAAGGGCAAAATTGACGAATTAATGACTGCTAGAGGTTTTACTAGAAGTATGAGTTTAGATAGTAACGACTTACAAGGCAGAAGACATTCAGTTATGAGATATGAGGGTGTTATTGATTTAAAAGATAATAAAATTTATAGAGCATAGGAGGATAATATATGTTAGCAAATGGAATTACATTGAAGTATAAAAAGAAAACAGGTACACCAAATACATTTACATTGCTTGAAGGACTAAAAGAAGTTCCAGAACTTGGAGTAGACCCTGAAAAAGTAGAAAATACTACTTTAGCTGACAAAGTAAAACAATATGAATTAGGAATTGGAGATGCTGGAGAACTAGAATATAAATTCAAATACGATAACTCAAAAGCAACATCAGCTTATAGAGTTTTAAGAAAGTTAATGGATGACAAAGAAACTGTTTCTTTTGAACAAGCTTATCCAGATACAACAAAGGTTGAATTTGATGGTCAAGTATCTGTTAAGCTTGGCGGTGGTGGTGTAAATGGTGTTATTGAATTTACACTTAAAATTGGGTTACAATCAGATTTTAAATTCACTGATCCAGTTTAAATAAAAAATTAGGAGGAATAAATTATGTCAGAAAAAAAATCAATTAAAAAGCCTTTTGAAATTTGGACTGTAAAAGGTGTTGAATATAAATTAAAATTAAGTACATCAGCTATAATTGAATTAGAAAGCAAGTTAAATAGTAACTTATTAAATATCTTAAATGATGGAATACCTAGTTTACAAATTATGGCAATGTTAATTCATGGAGCTTTAAAGAAATATAATCATGGAATTAGCTTAAATGATGTAAATGATATTTTAGATGATTATTTTGAAGAGGGAGGCTCACAATTAGATTTATTACAAAATGTAATAATTCCAATCTTTAATGTTTCAGGTTTTTTTACTCCAGCGATGGTAGAAGCAATGGAAGTGAAGATGAAGGAAGCCAACGAAAAAATGAATATTTAACTGATATAATTTATGAGTTTTATCCCACAGCTTTATATTGTGGGATAAAGCCTCACGAGTTTTGGGAGTATTCTTTTGATGAAGTAAAAGACTTAATAAAAATATTTAAGCAACACAAAGATGAAACAGTAAAAGAAACTTTAATATATAACTACAGTTTAGCTAGTTATATTAGAAGCTTTGTAGGAAGTATTTTATCAAAGGACGTGGATGTACCTACACTTTATGAATTATATCCTGATGTATTCAAAGAAGAATTAGAAAATAAGGATAAAAAGAAAATAGAACAAGAACTGACATTGCATAAAGAAAGATTTAGAGAATATGCAATGCAGTATAATGAAAGACGATTGACTAAATAATTTATAAAATATATAATATTGTTAACGGAGGTATGTTATGAAAAAAATTGTTTGCCCTAAGTGTAAATGTAGTGATAACATCGAAATTATGGGAGAAAAGAAAAAAGGATTTTCAGCAACAAAATCAGTAGTAGGCGGAGCGCTTACTGGAGGTATTGGACTGTTAGCAGGATTTATTGGTAAAAAAGGCAAGTATGATATGTTTTGTAAAAATTGTGGTCATCGTTGGAGACAAAAGTAAAAGCAACTAATTTATAGTTGCTATTTTTTTGTATTTTTTTTAAAGAAAGGGGGTTGAGTTTATGACTTTAGAAGAATTAAATGTAATTATTGATGCTAAATTAGATCCTTATAAAAAAGCTATGGCAGATATGAAAAAAGTTACAGAACAAGCTACTAAACCAGTTAAAGACAATATAAAGTCTGTTAATGATACAGTTAATAATCAAACTGGCGGAATAAGAAATGCTTTAATGGGTTTGGGAAAAATTGCTGCTTTTGGTCTTTTGGCTAAAAAGATGTATGACTTTGGCAAATATTCAGTTCAAACAGCTTTAGAAGTAAGTGCATCAATGAATCAAATAAGAAGGCTAATGGGCGAGTCTACTCAATCATTTTTAAAATGGTCTAAGGGTGGAGCTTTAGCTTATAACTTAGCTACTGGAGATGCTATAAAATACGGAGCTGTTTATTCTAACCTTTTTAGTAACTTTATAAAAGACAATGACCAATTGGCAGGTTATACAGTACAAATGCTTAAAACGTCAGCAGTTGTTGCAAGTGCGACAGGTCGTACAATGGACGATGTAATGAATAGAATTCGTTCTGGTATGCTTGGAAGTACAGAGGCAATTGAAGATTTAGGAATTAACGTAAATGTATCAATGTTAAAAACTACTAAGGCATTTCAAGAACTTGCTAATGGTAGAAGTTGGGACCAATTGGACTTTAACACTCAACAAGCAATTAGAATGATGGGTATTTTGGAACAAGCAAGTGTTAAATTTGGTAATAATTTAATGCAAGGACCAACTACAAGTATAGCTTATTTTGTGGCTCTACTGAAGAATGCAGCGCTTAATATAGGTAATGCTTTCTTACCAGTTATAAGCGCAATTATGCCAGCTTTATCTGCTTTTGCTAGTGTTGTAAATAAAGCAACTGGAGCATTAGCTGTATTTATGCAACTACTTTTTGGTAAAAAAGCAAGTGCAAGTCCTATGTCCTCAATGGCTAATGATGTCAAAGGTGTAGGCGGTGGACTTGATAAGGCGAATAATGGAGCAGGTAAACTTGGTAAAGGCTTAGGTGGAGCAGGTAAACAAGCTAAAGCACTTAAAAAAGAACTATTAGGATTAATGGGCTTTGATGAAATCAACTTATTAAGCAAAGACAAATCCGACTCAGGAGCTGGCGGAGGCTCTGGTGGAGGCGGAGGCGGAGGAGGTGGTGGAGGTTCTGGCGCTGGTGGTGGCGGTGGAATTACACTTCCTAAAGTTAGCTTTGATGATGCCCTAGAAGATGAAGACGACTCAAAAATAAAGAAGTTTTTAGAGGACTTAATAGAGCTATTAAGACCTACAATAGAAGCATTGCAAAGACTAAACGAAGCTTTACAACCTTTAAAAGAGTTTGTTGCTCAGGGTTTAATAGACTTTTACGAATACTTTTTAAAACCTGTAGGCTTATGGGTTTTAGGAGAAGGACTACCACGTTTTATAGATATTATTAGTAAAACACTTAATAATATAGATTTTCCAAAAATTAATAGAGCTTTAAGAGAATTTTGGCAAGCTCTAGCACCTTTTACTATCAATATTGGAGAGGGTTTATTGTGGTTTTTGGATAATGTTTTAAGTCCTTTAACAAGTTGGACTATTTCAGATATAGTTCCTATTTTTATAAAAGCTGTAGCTAGATCAATCGAATTTTTAAACTCTGTTATATCTGCTTTTGCACCTTTTGGAAAATGGCTTTTTGATAAGTTTTTAGCACCTCTTGCAAGATGGACGGGAGGAGTTATAACAAATGTATTAGAAGGTATAGTAGAGGCTTTAAAGAAAGTATCGGATTGGTGTAAGGAACATAAAAGCACAGTTGAAACGATGGCTGCTGCAATTGGAAGTTTTTTAGCTGCTTGGGGAATTGTTAAGGTTGCAAGTCTGATTTATGGAATTGTAACTGCTCTATATGCTTTTGTTACAGCAGGAACTATAGCAAGTTCAGTTGGAACTGTTTTAGCTGGTGTCATAGCTGTTTTAACAAGTCCTATAACTCTTGTTGTTGCTGCTATAGGTACTTTAATATTTATAGGTTATGAACTATGGAAAAATTGGGACACAATAATTAATTATCTTTCAGAATTATGGCAAGGCTTTTGCGACTTCGTAGGTGGTATCTGTGAGTCGATAGGGGCTTTTTTTGTTGGATTATGGACTGGTGTTGTTGAGACTTTCCAAGGTTTATATAATGGTATTTTAGCTATATTTTCAGGCATTGGAGATTGGTTTAATGGTGTATGGAATAATGTTAAAACTATTTTTACTAATGCTTGGAATGCGATTTTTACTTTCTTATCTAATATAATAACTAAAATATATAACTGGATTTCAGAAAGATTTACAGCTATTAAAGATTTTATTTCTAATATATGGAATGGCATTAAAGATGTTATTTCCACAATTGCAGGGGCTATATGGGAAGGTATAAAATCAGTATTTACAGGAATATACAACACTGTAAGAGATGTTTTTAACTCTGTAAAAAGTTTTGCATCAAGTATATGGGAAGGTATAAAATCAACAGTTGTGAGTATTGCTAGTAATATGTGGTCATCAGTAAAAGGTAAAGTTACAGATATATATAATGCGGTTTCTGAATGGTTTGGTAAGATACCTAGTAAAATATCTGAATTATGGGATAAAGCAGTAAGGGCTATAACTAGCATTGACTTATACAGCGTTGGTCGTAATGTAATTGTAGGGCTTATAAGTGGTATAGGCTCTATGGCAAGAGCTGTATGGGATAAGGCGAAAAGCATAGCGAAAGGCATAGCAGACACGATAAAAGGTTGGTTTGGTATCAACTCTCCTTCAAAACTTACTACATCTTTTGGACGTTTTATAGGTCAGGGACTATACCTAGGACTAGATAAAGAAGAAACAAATGTATTTAACTCAGCTAAGGGACTTAACAACTCAGTTTTAAAAGGTCTTAACAATTCAGATATTTCAGTAGATAAAAATGTTGAAGTTGATATTTTTGCAGATTTTAAAAATGCTATGGTTACAATGCTTAATTCTTTAGCAAACATGAAAAATAATGTACTTTCAGGCTCAGGAGATATTATAGTTCAAATTGGCGATACGGAGTTTGGACGTTTTGCTATAAATAAAATCAATGAAGAGCAAGAAAGAGCTGGAATGACTTTAATAAAAATATAAAGGGGGATAGGTAATATTATGTTAATTATAAATGGGGTAGTAGTACCTACCCCTAAAGCTATGTCTATATCAATAAATGATATAGATGCAGAAACAGGAAGAAATGCAAACGGAACTATTGTAAGAGATAGAGTGGCGGTAAAAAGAAAAATTGAATGTGAATGGGGAATGCTAACACAGGAGGAAATGCAAACACTTTTAAATGCAGTAACACCTGTGTTTTTTAGTGTGAAATATATTGACCCACAATCTGGAACTACTACTAAAACAATGTATGTTGGAGATAGAACCGCTCCAGTTTATAACTTCAATAGTAAATTTAAGCCATGGTCTAGCCTTAAAATGAATTTTATTGAGAAGTAGAGGTGTAGTATATGATTAATATGTCTGATACATTTAAAAGCAAAATATACTCATCTGAGAGGTATTTAGAGGCAAATGTATTAATAAATAATGTGGACTATAGAACCGATATAATAAAAGATTTTAACTATCACAGCTCTATAGCAAGTAACTCTTTTGCAATAGGTTCAACAAATGCTAGTACCTTTGAAATAACTTTAAATGAATTAGTAGAAACTATAGAAGAAAATCAAGAAGTAAAGCCTTATATAGGCATTATTGGAGCGGAGAGTATTCCTCTTGGAGTTTTCTATATCAAAGAAATAAAAAGAGATAGAAATGCAAAGACAACTAAAATTAAGTGTCAGGACAAAATGATGTATCTTAATGAATTATATAAAACTGATTTAGCTTTTCCAGCTAAAATAAGAGATGTAATTCAAGATATTTCAAATAAGGTTAAAATGGAGTTTGTTCCTACTCATATAAGCTATAACAAAGAAGTACAAAAATTAGAAAAAGTTAGCTATAGAGAAATGTTAAGCTATCTTGCACAGATAGAAGGATGTTTTGTAGTTTTTGATAGATATGGGAAATTAGAGTTTAGAAAATTCAACAGAACACAAGAAAAGATAACAAAGAATAATTATTTTTTAGGTGGATTAGAAGTAAATGATGTGGAATATAAGTTAAACGGAATTACTGCTGATTTAAAAAATAAAGAAAAAACTATTTTAGCAAGTGGATCAGCTGTAGGAAATCAAATTAATATAGTTAATCCACTAATGAAACAAGACTATTTAGATGAAGTATATACTTACTTAAAACAATTCATCTTTAAGTCCTACACTGTGAATTGGCAAGGCAATCCTGCTCTTGAGGTTGGGGACTTTGTACAAGTTGAAGTTGCTAATGGACAATATATAGGAGTTCCGATATTAAATTTACAACTTAACTTTTCAGGTGGCTTGAATTGTAAAATGTCAGCAGATGTGAAAACATCAACATCCACATCATATGAATACAAAGGGACCATTCAAAAACAGATTGAATTTTTAAATGCGAGAATTGGAGCGGATGGAACTACAATTTATGCAGATACTAAAGAACCAACAAATCCGAAAGAGGGCGACACTTGGTTTAAGCCTAATGGAGCTTATACAGACTTATATATCTATGAAAAAGGACAATGGGTTTTAAAAGTATCTACAGGAAATATTCAAGAGTTAGTAACTAAAATAACAACGGATGAAATTCTAACACCTAAACTTTCTGCAGGTATCGCAAAAATTATAGAGTTAGATGCAAGCAGAATTACAACAGGTTTCTTAAATGCGGATAGAATAAAAGCGGGTTCAATCACTGAAAATATGATAAGTGATGAGACTAAAAAGAAGATAGTTACTAAAGAAGAATATAACGAGCTTGTTGTAGATAATAAAAAATTCAAGTCTGAAATAAGTCAAGCTATTACAAAAGAAATCGACAAAGTCAAAGTCGGAGCTAGAAATTTATTAAGAAATTCAGCAAGTATAGACAAAACAAAATGGCAAAAGTGGTCTGCTACAGATATTGAATATTCACAAATAGAAAATAGTGATGAGTGGATAGGTTTTGAGTCTATCAAATTTTTAGATGTTGATACTCAAATAACGTCAAAAGTGCGAGGATATTATTCTTTAAACGATTTCAAAATTGATGATAACAAAAAATATACATTAAGTTTAGATTTTTTAAATTTATCTGGTTTTGATATTAATGTTGTTATAGATAAAGCTAAAACAGACAAAAAAGCATTAATAAAAGCATTACAAAATACAAGAATCGCTATTACTTTTGACAAAAAAGACTTTGACGAACTTATAATTGGAATTGAAACAGAACTTAATCAAAATCCTATTTTTGCTGTAAAAAACATCAAAATTGAAGAAGGAACAATTGCAACGTCTTGGACACCAGCTATTGAAGATTTAGAAAAGATTGATAATGAATTAAATAATGCTATTGAGTATCTATCGAGCGACAGCAAAGATTTATTAAAAAAATATGATGGACTTAATCTAGAAAATGCAAAAATCAGAAAAGAATTAAATACAGCTTTAAAACAAACAAGAGACGAATTTTTATTCCAATTCAACAACTACAAGCAGTTACTAGACGAAACGGGGCGAGTTGTTGAACAACGTTTTAATGATTTTTCCAGATATATCCGTTTTAAAAACGGAAATATCGAGTTAGGCGATATTAATTCACCTTTTAAAGCTTTATTAACTCACGAGAAAATTAGCTTTTTAAAAGCAGATGCAGAAGTTGCTTATTTGTCAAAAAATAAATTGTATATTACAGATGCTTACATTATCAACTCGCTGAGAATAGGTAATTTTGAAATTGTGCCACGTTCAAATGGTAATTTAAGTATAAGAAAGGTGGTTGAATAATGGCTTTAAGTGGAAGTTATCAAAATGGAATAACTGGTTATACAGTAAAAACCGAATGGGCAGCAACACAAAATGTTGAAGAAAACTATTCAGATTTAACAATAAAATTGTATTTAATTTGTGGTTATAGATACAACTTATCTATATCAACAAAAACTCATTATGTATATATAGACAATACAGCTTACAGCATTAATTCAAGCTTATACACAAATGGAAATCAAACTTTAAAACTGGGCGAATTTACAAAAAGAATTTATCATAATTCAGACGGTACAAAATCAGTAAATTTATCAAGTATAGTAACCTTTAATGCAAACATTAGAGGACGACACGTTGGCACAATTGACGGCGGTTCAGATACTATTGAACTTGATAAAATCCCTAGAATGAGTTTAATCAAAAACACAATTGACGGATCACGATATTTAAACTCTTTACACACTTTACACGTTGACAAATTTTTAAGCGGAAATATCACTCACGATATCTGGTATATAATCTATGGAGATGATGCTACAAAGACGAGTAACTGGCACTATATAGCAAGAAATTCAAGTAGTTTAGATATTGAATTTGTACCAACACTTGATTATATAAATTTACAACCAAACAATGATGTAATGTATATAGATTTTGGAATAAAAACTTATAAAGACGGAGAAATGTTTGGCGAAATAGTTTATAGCAAAGGTTGGTACTTTAAAATTCCAGACTCAATACAGCCTTCTATTTCAAACGTTGAAATTGTTGATGCTAATACTAAAACAAAAACATTAGGAGTTTATGTTCAAAATCATTCAAAATTAAATATAAAAACTACTGCTGAAGGAATAAAAGGTTCTACAATTAAAAATATAAAAATACTTGCTGCAAATCAAGTTTTTTTCGGTGCTGATGTAACTACTAATGAACTTAATGCAACTGGAACAGTAGAAATAAAAATAATTGCAACAGATAGCAGAAATAAGACTTTTTCAACTACTAGAAATATAACGGTTGAACCATACTTTTTGCCGAGTATCAACAACTTTAAAGGTCAACGTTTAGAAAAAGATGAGCGAACTGTAACAATAGAGCGAAACTTTAAAATGGCAAGTATTGCAAGCAAAAATCCTTGCAATTGGAAAGTTGAAAGAAGACAAATAGGAACTTCAAATTGGGTTACTATTCAGCAAGGCACAGATAAAGTTTTGACAACAAATATGCTTGCTTACAATAACAGTGCGGACTTAGACTATGAATTTAGGCTCACAATTACAGACTTTTTCACAACTACAACTCAAAGCTTTTTCATAACTTCAAGTTTTAGTTTAGTAGATTTTTTAAACAGCGGAAACGGACTTGCAGTTGGTATCAAAGCAAGCTTGCAAAATACTTTTGATATTAACTTGTTTACAAAATTTAGAAAAGAAATTGAACTTGATAAAGGCATTAAAAAACAAGTAATTAATGCAACGTTAAAAAATGGTTGGTCTAGTAGTTTTGATGAGACTGGATCATTAAGATTTTTTAAAGATGTTCAAAATGTAGTACATTTTCAAGGAACAATAAAAGGTGGTTCTACTACTTGGGATGTTCCTCTGTTTACTTTGCCTACTGAATATGTACCAAAAAAAGCTTGTTATATAAAGGTATTACTTAACGATTATAGCATAGCAAATGCAAAGGTAAAGCCAAACGGCGACGTTGTTAGAGTAAGCGGAAATGTTGACGAGTGGAAAAAATGGGCGAATTTTGACGGCGCGATATTTTTTATAGATTAATAGAAAGGAATGAAATTATGGAAAAAGAAAAAGAAATTTCAGAAGTGATAATCAAAGTATCTGCTGTAAACGGAAAGGAACGTTACGAAGTTGTTGCAAGACGTTCCGATTATGTAGAGGTTGTGGCAAGTGATGTTAGCACTATTGAAAACGAATTAATAAAAGTTGTGGGATTTTGTAAAGTCTTAAAAACACCAGACGAAAAACTACAACAACAAACAGAAAGGCTTTTAGATTTTGTTATCAAAAATTCAACAGACGAGCAAAAAGCAAAAAATCCCGAATTTTTTAGAGACTGGAAAGAGGGCTTACCTTTTACAAAGGGCGAATATGTCAATTATGCAGGGCTTGTTTTTTATTGCAAAGAATCTCATACAGCAAAATATAATAATATGCCTTTGGTTGACTTTGATTTTTGGAAACAAATTACAGTTGAAAAGCAACCCGAAAAGAAAATCAATCCAGAATGGGAACAAAATTTCAAAAAAGCAGAAAACTATTATAGAGATTTAAGTTATAAAGAAAAAACTTATGTAAAATTTTATAATGAATTGTATAAAGCTGTAAAAGATGTTAAGAACGGAGAAGAACCGAGCGAAAAATCTAATTATTGGCAATTAATACCTAAATATTTATAAATTAAGGCATAGTCTAGTATTAAAAAACAAAACAAATGCAAAATAGGGGCATTTTTGGGCGATTTGTGTATATTTCAATGTTTAAGAAAGGAAGGTAAATCAAAATTGTGGATATTCTAAAAATAGGAGGTTATGCAAGTGCAATTGGAGCTGTTTTGCTACTTGCAAAAAATCTTTGGGCAGGTGTTATTGTTATTAACAATTTAAACAGTACAGTTATAAGACTTAACCAAGAAGTAGTTGATTTAAAAATTAATGTTGAAAAAACACAAAAGGAAATCAGCGAATTTAAAAAGTCTTTTTCAGAATTAAAAATTGAATTGAGCGAACTCAACAAAGCTTTTGAAGAAATGAAAAAAGAAGACGAAAAACAAAGCGACTCAATAACAGCAATTTTAAGACAGCTAATAATCAATTACACTAACGATATTTTAGACAGGCAATATATTTACAACGAAGAAATTTATTGTCTTAGACAATTGTATAAAGGTTATAAAAATCTAGGTGGTAATTGCACGGTGGAAGAAAGAGTGAAACAAGCAATAAAACTACCAGCGAAAGTGGGACAATTCAATCCTAACACTGAAATGATTAAAAAAGCAATTGACGAAATTAAAAAATTAATGAAAAACAAAGGAGAATAAATAATATGAAAAGCTTAAATTTAAAAATCAGATTAAAA